GTGGTGAGTTGTACGAGGTAAGTTTTGTGACACTAGGCGCAGACCGCACAACCAAAGCAACGGTGGCCGCGCAAAGAGAGGAAACTGAGAAAATGGAAGATAGAACAGAAAGCACAGACTCGGCAGATGTTCAGGGACTGTTTGACCAGATCAAAATGGAAAAGCAGCGACAGAAAGAAATTGTTGACATCAGCAAGCGATACATTGAGCTAGGCTACGACGTCAACACGGTACAAGCAGCCGCAACCCATGCTTTAGACAACAAAACCGACGCGCAGCAATTTGAGCTAGGTTTGGTACGCAGCAGCCGCGGAGTCAACATCCGACGCAGCAGCGGCCAAAAGCTGACAGGTGAAGTCATCGAGGCCGGCCTGGCATTGGCAATGGGCAGCGCGTTTGACAGCGAAAAATACTACAAGCCGCAGGCGCTGGAAGCTGCCCGAGAAAACTGGAAGCGCGGTTTAACCGTGACCGAGTTTTTGCGCATGGCAGCCCGCAGCAATGGCTGGACGGGTGAAAGCAACAAGGACGTTAAGAGTCTGCTTAGAGCAGCATTTGCCCCAGTCGAAGCCGCCAGCGGTGTATCGACCTACGACGTATCGGGCATTTTGTCCAACGTCGCTAACAAGATGATTATGGACGCCTTTAACGCAGTGGATAACGCTTGGCGACAGATCGCCCTCATTAGCCCAGTTAGCGACTTCAAGCAGATGGAAACCTACTCTTTAGTAGGTGACGTTGACTATGAAAAGCTGGGCCGAGGCGAGCGAATCAAACACGGTACGCTGAACGAAGTTCAGTACACCAACCAGGCCGATACCTATGCTAAGTTCATGGGCATCGACCGACGCGACATTATTAACGACGACATGGGCGCATTTAACCGAGTTCGTCAGCGTTTGGGCCGAGGGGCTGCAACCAAACTGAATAAAGTGTTTTGGACTGAGTTTATGGACAACTCATCGTTTTTTGCTTCGGGCAACAACAACTACATCAGCGGCGCGACAACTAATCTTGCAAGTGAAGGTCTGCGCCAGGGTGTCGAAAAGTTTATGAAACAGACTGACCCCGATGGTGAGCCATTGGGTATCATGCCACGCATTTTGCTAGTGCCGCCAGAACTAGACAGTATTGCCCGTGAGTTGTTTGTTAGCACGAACAACAACACCGGCGGCGCTGCAACCACTGAGCGAGTACCAAACGCTAACGTGTTTGCTAACCGATTCATTCCGGTTTCGACCCCGTACCTAAGCAACAGCACCTACACAGGCTACAGCACAACCGCCTGGTATCTGCTGGCTAGCCCAGCTGAAATGGCAACCATCGAAGTTGTTTTCCTCAATGGCGTGGAAACCCCGACTGTGGAAATGGCCGACGCTGATTTTGATTTGCTGGGTATTTCCATGCGAGGCTATCACGATTTTGGCGTTAACCTGATGGAAAAACGAGCTGGGGTTAAGAGCAAGGGCGCAGCATAGTGGATTTACTTGCCAACGGCGCTGAGTGGCTGCGAACGCAGCGGAAAAGCTATTTAGGGCAAACTGTGGTGTATGCCCAGGATGGTGATACCGTGAGCGTTACAGCCACCAGCGCTGAAACTAGGTTTGAAACAGATACCGGCGACGGTGTTTTGTTAACTGGTAAGCAGGTGGATTGGTTGATAGACGTCGCAGATTTAGAGGCAACGCTGGGTGCAGGGACGCGCCCGCTACCTGGCGACAGGATACAGGCCGGCAGCGGCGCATCAGCGATCCAGTACACGGTGGTACAGATCGGTGGTGAAGCTGCCTGGCGCTGGCATGATCGCCAGCAAAAGACCTTGAGGATACACAGCATTGAGACAGGAGCCGGCGCGATATGACCAGCGTCTGGTTTGGCCTGAGAAACAAGATTAAGACACAGATCAACGGTTTGACTGGTTACGAAACCATCGTAGCCAACATACCGACGATAGACCGCGCCGAACTGACCGCACCTAAGATTTTGGTAACGCCAGCCGACGCAACGATCGGGTTTAGAAACCGCAGCAACACCCCTAAAACCATGGCCGTGTTTGTTGCGTTTTTTGCGCCACTTGGTACCGATACCGCAACCTGGGACGACGATGCCGAGCTGTGGCTGGGTGATGTGGAGTTGATACAGAGAAACCTTATGGACGACCCGCCCGAGGGCTGGCGAGCTATTGAGGTAGAGTGGCCGGTACCGATAAGCGAAGATAGGTGGCGAAATTACAGCCAGTTTTCAAGTGTGTTACGAGCGAGTTACGAGGAGCTAGCATGATCGAGAGTATCGAGGAACTAGAAACGACGCTGACCGCTGGTATCCCCATGAGTGGCGGCCTAATGAACAAGCTAGGCGTCATTGATCGCCTACTGGACAAACTGGGCCAGCTAGTGGCGTTCATTGGCGATTTGCCTAGAGAGAAAATCCTAGAGATGCTGGGCCAGGTGTACGACGACTACATTGGGCCACTAGACATCCCAGGCATTCCTAACATCCTGATTGAAGCGCAACTGGATGCCATGCTGCGCGAAGTGTTTTTGGCTATTGCTGCAAGGATCATTGATCGTGTTAATCAGCAATAACCGCGCCCAACTTATTTTCGATTTGCTAATGCTTACCTCGCTATTGTCGTTTGGTCTAGTGCTAGGCTGCCAGCGCGGCCAGCCGAAGGTAGAAACGACCGCAAGCCGGTTTTTGAAGGATTACGCAATCGGAATGAGTAGCGCGTTTATTCAGGCAGCGGCAGCAGTGGAAAACGGGTCGATTAAAACCGATACCGAGCTGCTTGAGTATTTGCAGCCCGAAACTGCCCAGGCAAGGAAGCAAGCAGCGATTGGCATCGACCAGTACCTAGAAAACAACCTAAGCAACGGCGAGCTAAAGAAATCAGACGTTACCGTACTACGCGACCTCGGGCAGCAGTTTAGGGGCGTTTATGGACGATAACTACGGCTACAGATTAGACCTCGAAAACCGCGACGCCATTATTGAGCAATCGCCAGCGTTTTTGCTTAAAATGAGTACCGAGCCAGAGCGCGTAGACCCGCGGCCAATTTTGGTTACAGAGGATCAGGGCAGCATGGGCAGCTGCCAGGGCCATAGCCTATCGAGTTGCTTAGAGTGGTGCCACTATCTGGCGACTAAAGGCCATTACCTGCAACTGAGCCGGCTATTTGCTTACCTGGGATCGCAGCGCCTTGATGGCATTATTGGCGACAACGGCAGCACGTTACACGGTGGCGCCAGGTTAGCCAAAGACTACGGTATCTGCCCAGAAAACATCTTGCCCTACCCAGTGCCAGCGGTTTACCCCCGCGGTGGCTGGCAAAGCATGAGCAGTGCAGCCTGGGACGCAGCGACAAAATTCAAGATCGCCACAGCGCAGTTTATCGAAACCGAGCCACAGGCTAAGACCTGGCTAGCCGCAGGAGCTGGGTTAATCAACATCGGGATCGCCTGGGGCCAGGCTATGACGCCAGACAGCCGTGGTTGTATCAAGTCATTCAGGCCAGGTGGTGGCGGCCATGCAATTGTACTAGGTGGCTATTTACCAGATGCAGCTGTGGGCGTCAGCAGCGGTGACGGATATTGGTATTTATTGCACAACAGCTGGTCAAAACGCTGGGGCATGAGTGGCTGGGCCTATGTGGCCCCTAACGCTGTACGCCAGATGCTGGAATCAAGATTTACTACCTTCGTTGGCCTGAGCGATATGACCGACGTCAAGCCGCGAGAAATCGACTTTACCGAGGAGAGCGCAGTAGCATGATTGCAACCATGATTTTAACCCTAGCACTTGCCCAGGATTGCCCTAACGGCCAATGCCAGATGCTCCAGAAGCCGGCACCAGCCGCAGCGGTGGTAGTTAGCCAGCCAGTGCGCAAGATGGTTAGCAAGCCAGTTAAGCGAGTGCGTTTGTTTGGCCGTAAGCTGCTGCGTGGCTGCCGATGATTAACCTGAGGCTCGATTTAGCAAAGGTGCAGTTTAACGCGAGACCTGTGCTATCAGCCAAAGACAAAGGCACCAGGCGAGCGCTGATAAAGGCCGGCGCGTTTGTTCGCAGCGACGCCAAGCGAAGCATGAAAAAACGAAAGCGGCCAGCCGATGAGGGACAGCCGCCTAGAGAGGTAAAAGGGCAGTTAAAGAAGTTTTTGTTTTTTGTCGTAGACAAAGCCGAGAGCGTGACTATAGGGCCAATCAAGCTGAGTAACACCAAAGCACCTGGAACTTTGGAATACGGCGGGGCCAGGACAACGATGAGGCTAGTGAGGGGAAGAAAGCAAGCAGTAAAAGCCGACTACAAACCGCACCCCTACATGAACCCAGCGCTAGACAAAAACGCACCAAAGGTACCGGAGTTATTCAAAAACGCATTTAGATAAGGATAGCAAAATATGGCAGTGCTAAAGGGCATAGACTGCAAGGTCTACCGCAACACGGCAACTTACGGATCGCCAACGTGGGCGCTGGTTAACCCAACGATTGAGGTGACTGTTAACCTGGAAAACAGCACGTTTGACGCGTCCAACCGCGACAGCAACTATAGATTGCAGTTGCCAGCGCTAACCGACATCAGCGTAGACTTTCGGTTTCACAAAGACAAAGACGACGCAGATTTTTTGGCACTCGAAACCGCAGCGCAGACCAGAGCGAATTTGGATTTACTAATTCTGGACGGGCTGCAAACGGTAGGCGCGAGCGATGGCTGGCGCATTTTGGGGTTTTTTAGCAGTTGGACAGAATCGCAGCCGCTAGAGGATGCCATTACCGTAGACGCAACCTACGTTCCGGCAGCTGTAGCCAACGCTGTGGCCGTAGCAACTGGAACAACGCCCCCATGATGACCTTTAGCGACGGACAAAAAACCTGGCATCTGCGCTGGACGGTGGGCGTTTGCCGAGACTGCCAAGGATTGCCATACCTTGATGCCGAGGGAAATGAGCAACGACTAAACCCAGGACTGATTGAGGTCTGGTTTCCGGCGCTGTTCACTAATCCTGTCCTAGTTTGCGATTTGGTTTGGGCAGCTGCTCGAAAGCAACATGCAGACCGCAGCAAAGAGCAGCTAGAGGACGTACTAGCCGGCGAAGTTATAGACGCAGCCAGGGAGGCGCTACTCGATGAAATCCTAAATTTTATCAGGAGCCAGGTAAGCCGATACAAAGTGCTGAGCCTGATGAGGAACCAGGCCAGGGTGGCACTAGAGGAAAGTTACGAGGAAATAGCAAACCAATTGACGGGTACAGACTCGCCATTGAATGCGCAGGTGAAATCGGAATCGACCCAACTGACCTGACGCTGGGCGAGCTGCTGCTGATGGTAGGCAGTAGGCGCAAAGCAGAATGGGCCAGGGCGGGTACAATAGCCGCAGCAGTGTACAACGTACACAAACGCAAAGGCGGCAAAA